TCGCTCACCCAATCCGCCTATTTCCGGCGCACATCCACGGGGCGTTTGAACCGCTCCACCGCATCCTGAATACTTCGCCGGTTCGCCTCCCCATATTGCGGGTCAGCCAACGACTTCCCAGGCAGCCACTCGTAAGCATCACGCATTTGTTCTGGAGTCAAAACGCTCGGAGACTTATCCCCCTCGGCTTTACTCATGGCTACCCTCGGCAATCTTTACTGCCTGCGCCTTCCCGTTGTCATACTTGGCCCACACTTGAAAGCGTTGCTGGCGAACAAGCTCCGGGAATGCAGTCTGGTAATCATTATACTCCCTGGCGATCATCGGGAGGGGAACATAACGACCTTGCTTCTGATAACGCCCCAAGGCCCGCTGAAGGTTCGCTTCTAACGGAACGCCAACATGCAGGCCCCGCGTCTGATAGCCCTCTGATTGCATTGCGGCTATCGTTGCGCCCCACCACTTCGCATCTCTTAGGGTAACGTCAATCACGATGTTTCTGCGCTGGTCGCGAGCAATGGCGAGCGCCTGGTCCATCAGGTGACTGGCCTCGGCGTGGACGAGTGGAGCGTTCCTGCCGTTGTATTCAGGCAAATGCTCTTTAAAGTCATCGGGATTGAGGACCACGTATCGATTTGGATCATATTCCGAACGAAGCGCCGTCCCCTTGCCACTCGCAGGAGCGCCAGCCAACACTACCACCTCGGGCGACACTCCCTTTTCCGGGACACCTCGCGCGCCGCCAAAATACTCGGGGCGAGAGAGAATCGAGGCGTGAAGAGCGGCGCGCTCAGGGTTGAAATTTCCTGCGGCATCCCGATGGAGCACGTTTGTATCTCGACCCTCTGCCCATGCCGCCTCCGCAGCCCCAATCTCTGCTCGTTCTGCCTCGGGTATCTGCGCGACGTACTGTTGCGCCAACTCCAGGCGCTTTTCCACCGGGAGTGCCATACTCTCCGGCACTCCCGCGGCTTGCGTGTGAGGATCGTTAGAAAGCTTTCCTCTGGCGAACTTTCCATCTTCGTCGCGTGGCTGGTCAGGGTACTTAACGGCCATTCCCGGCAGATCGAACGCTTTGCGTCCAAACGGCGGCGTCTTCCCAGCGGCGTTATCTGCTTCCTCTTCCCCAGCGGAGTCGCTAGAGCCGACACCCGCCGCCTCTGTCATCTTTGGTGCAAACTCAGCCTTGAGTCGCCCCTGATGAGTACTAAAATACGCCCCGCCAAGCCTCTCATCTTCAAGCGGCTTATCCCCGATCTTCTCCAGTGTTTGGTTCAAAGTTAGCAGGTCGGCCTGCCACTCCGCCAGATGGCGAACCGAGCGTTTGTCTTCATCCGGCTGGAGAACACGAACCCCGTCGTAGTTCCACTGCACGCGCTGCTTTCCGGGTTTGTATCCGGGGAATTCCGGGAGCAGGTAGCGGGTTAGTCCTGCCGCGAACCGACGCTGAAGGGGGATCAGACAGTCTTCGTAGAAGGATTCGCGAGCCTCAGCGTAGTTGGCGTAGGATTTCGATTCCTTGGCCGACGTTAACCCCGCCACCATCGCCGGTACTCGCAGCGCAGCGGCAATCCTGGCTTCGGGAATCTGGCGGATCACGTCGAGCGCCATCTCTTCAGGAGAGCGGCCTACGTCCTGAAAATCTGCCTGGAAGGTCGGAACCATCAGTCCGCCCCGGTTCTTCCCCATCGTCACGTCTTGCCAGCGGCTCTGAAGCTTTTCCGCTTTCGCCTCGTTCATCAGCGCGGCATCCTCGGGATTCTTCATCGTGAGGATGCCGCCGACCACGCCCATGTTGTGGAGGATGGCAGCGGTGTAACGGGACGCCTCGTTGTCAGTGGCGATTTCGAGAAGGAGAGACTTTAGGCGCGACCGTCCCAATAGCGGGTTATCCGGGTCCCTCTCGTTACGCCAGACAATCACATCTTCAGGCGCATACCGCTTCCGGTACTCTCCGACCTGATAGAGGTAATAGGAAACCGCCTCGTAGGGGGATTCGCTCACCGGTCGGATGCGCTCTGGCGAAACGTATTCCAGGTTCGCTACCCGTCCCAGCCCATCCCGCACCTTTACGTAATAACCCAGCCCTTCAGTGCAAAAGCAGGCTACCCACGCCGCCGCGATAGTGTGAAGGTCATCGACAGGGTTAGGGGCTTCCAGCAAGGTAACTAATGGGTGGTCGGGAATCGGCTCCCAGGTCCCCTGCGGAGTGCGTTCTACTACTTCCAGATACGGCTCGCAGAAGTTATCGACAATCACTCCCAGGCAGATCGTGACCACGCCATTAAACAGCGGGTTGCCAGCCGACCGGTTGACATCGAACCCCTGCCTACTCGCTAAATCACTGACCCAGGGATCGCCCAACTGACCGAAGCGCCCCCACCCGTACAGGCTTCCCAGCGCGGCCCAGGTAGCACCTACCGGACCGTGGTAGAACCTGGCGGCCTTATAGGTGTGGGCGGCGCGAGTGAGGAGTCCTGCCATTAGAAAACATCCACCACTCGATTAGTCGCCAACAAATTGAAAGCATCCGCCGCCGCGTCCACATCGTCGTCATGGGCACCGTTGGGAAATTGGCGATGGGTTTCGATGAACGGCTTGTTCCACGGACCACGAACCAGATAGACGTTCCCAGCGTTCACCTGCGAGGAATAGGGGTCAGCGCGAGTTTCCTTGTCACCGCTCACGGGCGCAGTGGTCACTGGCACTCCCGCCACCAACCGCGTCATTGCCAACGCCTGGGACTTTCCAGCCTGGCCTGGGTCCTGCGGGAACTTCTGCCGCACCTTCGGGCCGTCCGTGTTCGCGGTGAGCTTGATTTCCGCATCCCGTTCGTCGGTCGCCCATTGGCCGCGCTTGCAATCCGAGATGACATATCGCCCATCGGCGGTAACGCCCATCCTGGGGCCGCTAGTCCAGTCCCCTGCGCCTGCGGTGGCTGCCAGGTCCCAAGCGCGGACCTCACGCACCAAAGGCGGGGCGGTATCCAAAAACTGGAACTGCGTCACCTTAAAGAACGTGCCCTCTTTGGCGGCGGGTCGTTGCTGGAAGAGTGCGCCGAAGAAGTACTCGCCGATCCGCTTCAGGATGCGCTGGAGACGGCTCGCCGGATATCGCTCCGGGCAAAGCGGCTCGCCCAACTCCCGTTCGTCTGGCTCTACGGTGCAGGTGGCGGGAAATTCGGGCGACTCTTCTGCCAGGGCAGGGAAGTTGACGATGTGCCAGCCTTCTGCCTCTTCGTCTTCCGCGTTCTCCTCCGCAAGGATCTTCCCGCTCAGGTCTTCTTCGTTCCAGCGGGTCTGGATTACCACGATGGCCGCGCCCGGTTCTGCGCGAGTGTAGAAAGTGGACTGATACCACTCCCACTGCTTCTCACGAATCTTTTCGCTGTTCGACTCCTCGGAGTTCTTCAGCGGATCGTCAATCACGCCAAGGTGGAAGCCCTTGCCCGTGATTGACCCACCCACCCCCGCCGCCCACAGTCCGCCGCCTGCGCCCGTCTCCCAGTGGGAAACCGCCGCCGCGTCATCCCTGACCTGCCCGCCCGCTGACCGGTAGTTGTCTCGCGCGGCCCGCGAAAGCGTGTAGGCCAGCGCGGCGGAGTAAGAGTTGATGCCTACCCACTGCTCGGGATGGCGGTAGAGGAAATAGGCCGTGAAGAGACGGGAAACGGATTCACTTTTGGAATGCCGGGGCGGCATGAAGATCAGAACGCGCTTTAGCTCGCCATCCGCTACTCGTTGCAGCACCGCCGCCAACCGCTCGCAGTGGGGATACCACTGGTAGCCGGGGCGGACCTTGCTGACGAACTCACGAAAGGAAAGGGGCGGAGGCGGCGCAGCGATCTGCTCAACGATCCTGACCAGTCCTCGCTGCTTGGCTATCGCCACGGCTCTCAGGCGCTCCCGATCCATCGTCGCGAGTTCCGCCCGTGATAAAGTCAAGCAACTCATCGTCTTTCATGCGGTCTAGCCGTAGGGTGTCCTTCCGCCCCCACTCCTTCACGTTGCGTCGTTCGAGATACCAGGCCGCTGCTTGCCAGCTATCCTTGCTGGCATCGCGGATTACCTGAACCATCTCCGCTTCAGCCTCAGCCTCGGCCTTTTTTACGCGGTCCAAGAAATCCAAGTTACGAGACAGCCAGGTGGCGAAGGTCGTCTCCGAGATGCCGTTCGCGAGACACGCCGCCTTCCGGGTATTCCCCTTCTCCAGAGCGCCGATAATGGCTGCGGCCCGGTCCTCGTTGTACTTCGTTGGCCTAGCCATCGGTCTGCTTTCTCTTCACGCTCACCCCGCCCCCATCCGGGTGACTGGCGGTCGGCTAGGCGGGAGTGGGAGGCGGCTAAAGGCGGAGGCTCTGGCGAAGCAAGACAATCCCCGCCCCCACTGTTACACCGATCAAGA